GAGATCTACACTCTTTCCCTACACGACGCTCTTCCGATCTGTAGTTTTATCCCACTAGAGTCAATTAAATCAGAAACTGAAATTTGGGAAAGTAATTGAGCCATAGTCATAGTTACTACAGTGTCTACTGCTCCGATGGTTAAGGTCAGACTTAAGGTTACATAACCTGTAATAGAAGTAACTTTATCGTCAACAACAACTGCAGGTAAATCTGCTATACTATAAGTAACATCCCATTCCTTAAACTCAGGAGCATCTGCAACCATAGTAATATTTGCAGTATCCCCAAATAATTCACACTTCACCCATTTAGAGTAAGTGTTTAGAGTGTCTACCATTTCTGACTTGGTAAATTCTGCAGTAGTCTCTACTAAGTACAAGACTCCATCTTTCTCTTCATAAATGTTTAGATACCAAGTAGTACCTAAAGCACCCTGAACAACTTGAATTCTTATAGAATTCCCCCAAGTACCAGGAGAGTCATCTCCAAAGTAACCTGCAGACAGTTTGAAATAGTCCAATCCTGTTCCTATTTTATATGATCCTGTAACTCCAGGACTTGCAGTATCGTATTCTCTGATCACATATACATTAGGTTTCTGCTGTCCGCTGTTTTGGAACAATCCCTTCATCATGTAATATGCATTGTAATTTGGATCTGCTCCTCCAAATGCCGTTCTGAAAGATTCAATAGAGTTGACTAACACTGCCTTTCCCACAACTCCTTTAGGAACTTTTGCAAATACTCCAATGTTAAATAGTGGAGCAGGAGAAAGTACAGAACTCCCTTGTGATTCTACTTCTCTTACGTTTACGCCTATATTACTCATAATTTTTTGTATTATCCTTTAAAATAAAAGGTGTTTAGTTGTTGTGTTTTTCTATTTCATTAATTTAATCATCAATTTTCAAAAATGTAACATCTAACTTAGTTACTGTAATTGTCACCGCTGGAGTACCGTCTCCTTTCACATGTATTTCTATTTCATCGTCTAAATTAATAGTTGCTATAGATGTGATAGATATGTTCTGTATTTTTGCAGATGAAGTAAAAGTATGGTGTGTTATCTCAGAAGGTACAGGTGTTCCATTCACTACTAAAGCGTATGAAATCTCAGCAGCCTTATCCACCTCTATATCTGAAGTACCGTTTATTAGAAACACACTTCCTGCCTCTATCTTTTTTAGAGTACCTGTTGTCACCTCAAATCCCTTCCCTACATTTAAAACCATGTTAGGTATCTTAGAGTAAGTGACTCCATCGTCATTTAGGAGTATAGATTCAGGAGTTGTTGTTAAATGGTATTCCGCATAATGCCCTCCCACTCGAGGGCTATTAAAACCCCCAATGAATCCTGAGAGATAAGTATCCGCCGCATCTACTGTTCCTCCTTGAGGAGCACCTGCTTTGTTTTGAAGATCAGCTAATTGTATCTTTTGCCTAAACTGCCCTGACCTGTCGAAAATTGTTATTACGTCATTTGCGTCTATCTTGTAGTCTGCTTGACTTTGAGCTATTCTAGTTATTCCTGCTCCTGCGTCAACAAAAACCATCAACCCTGTTCCGTATACTTTAGTTGCCATATTGTAATTTTTTAATGTTTATTAGATTTGACTTAAATTAAACACTGGAGTTAGCCATGAGAATGTGAACTCTGGTCGACCTTCTGACAGTGGTAAATAAAATGTATATGTTAAGGTAACTTCAAAAGTACCTTCGTCTTCAATAGATATAATGTCCGACATTTCTACTTTAACAGTATGAGTCATCCCAGACGGAAATGTTACATATCTTTCTCCCCTATCTCTAGGTATTAAAGAATTATATAAATGAGTCTGTAATAATCTTGCATCCTTAAAACTGTCAGTCACTGCAGTTATTTGATATGAAAATTCGTGTATTTGCGGAGGAGAGTATTCTTCAATATCGTCGAAGTCATCATAATGTTCCGCTGTAACATTTTCTAATACCTTAAAGAATTCTTGAACCCTGTAGACATCATCCGAAAAGGGAACAACAGAAACTGCTTGAAATGTCATAAAAGGGTGAGTCACCACCGACGAGGGGTTGCTGGATTCTTTGTCAGTCTGCCATGTTAGATCGACATTGTCCTCAGCCCCCAACGTCTTCTCAGCATATGGCTGTCTGGTGATAGGTCTTTTATTGTTAAAGAAGAAATCTACGAATTGAGTAGTTTCCTTCTCTTCAAATTGGTTGTTAAATGAATCTCCTAACCAATCCCACTTGGCTATTGATCTGTAAAATAGATCGAACACTATATTGTCTATGTCTAAGTAACCTCTGTTTAGGAAGTTTAATTCATATAGAGCTGTATTAGTTGAAGAAAATCCTCTAGTGAGTTCAGTAGAATTTACTGGGAAGGAAGAAGGTTTTAAATCTGGAACTGGATCTCCTTCTAATTGGATCCATTCTATAGTTACTAAGTCTTTTGAAGTTCTAGTTAAAACTCTAAAGCAAAAATCAACATCGTTAAAACTGAAGGTGTAAAAGTCAGTTAGTGTTAGTAGGACTGCGAGGTCTAAACCACTTACCGTTCCATCATTTATTACTATGTCGATGTTTTTATACATTTATTTTTACTTTATTCCTTGGTCATGTGCCCACGAAGAGGACGCTACTTCAAAATCAGGATCTAATTTTGCTATTTCCTTGGCAGTATTCCTAGCCAATCCATCCATGGGTTTGTTCTTCTTATCAGGGTTAATAACAATCTTCTTAGTCTTTTTGTTGTAAACAAGATAGACTTCTCCTTTGGCGTGATCAGATGAAGATGCAGACTTAATTTTAATTCCTTTGAAAGAGGCTTCACATAAAGATTCTAGTATACCTTCCACTGACTTAGCAGATTCAACAACTTCTTTTAAGTTTTGAGGTTTCCCAGATTTAAGTTCTTTATAGTTCTCCTGAGCAATGTACCCTGTAAACATATCCTTAGGTAATACATGTTCTGTACCTTCCTCATCAAAAATCACCATTTCATGGAAAACTTCTTTTATTCTAATAACAGAACCATTCTCGTTCTTAAGAAATACTCCTTCTCTTATATTTGATGTAACATTTAATTCCATGATTATGTCTTGTTTACTTTATTAGATAAATATTTTACAAATTTCTTATTCTCTGTTTCTGCGTATTTCTTTATGTTGCTCAACATCTTCCTTCTAGTGGGTCTGAATAAAGGTCTAGCAGGTATGTTCTTTGTAGGAGATCCATACTCAAGAACCATTGCAACGAGAGCTACTGAAGTCCCATCAGGATACTTCTTTGTACTTAGTATTCCTGTCCACCATCCTTCAGGTGTCTTTATTACTTCAATATCTCCTTTTAACTGACCTGTTGCTTTCCATGTCTTTCTCCATAATCCAGTTTTCCTCTTATGTTCTAGGTAAGCAGGACTCAGAGGCTTCCACTTAATGTCATTCTTTTCAATATGGCTCAGTAATCTTGTCTTATACTCCCTTGCCATAGCCTCTGTTAAACGTGCAACAAACTGTTCATTGTCCTGGGATATTTCATCCAGAGCCTTGAGTTTGTCTTTTACGTTTTTAGGAAATTTAACAACATACATCTAATTTATTTCTAAAAATATTCCAACAATACCATCTGTAGTAAGTTTTTTATGCTTACCTGATGCCTTTATATCTTTAAAGGAATCTTTCAATTTAAAAGTGATTCCTAATTCATTCTTAAAATGTTTAGCATAAGTTCCATTTGGTGAAGTCCATTCAGAAATCAAACTCTTTAGAGCCTTATCTCCCCCATAATACCAAGTATCTACAACTTCTAAAACATTACCCTTTCCCCATACGTAGTCTTTCATATCTCCCCAATCCGAAGTGTTCTTGAATAACTTTACAAGATCCTTGACAGTTACCTTCTTATCTGAGGCTTCAGTTAAACTATTTTTCTCGGATTCTGATAATTTCGTGAGTCTGTGAATAATTGTCTCAGACGGATTTGAAGATTCTATTAATTTCTGTATGAATTTCATTTAGTGTTGCTTTGAAATAAAAGCTGTCTGATGTGTGGTGAGTTTCTTCCTACCCTTCGGTAGTCTGTTTAGTGTCAACAACAAGAACCCATTTCAACCACTTAGTCATGGTTCCAGGTATTAGCTCTCCCTTGTTCACAGACAACACTTCTGCCCATCTGTCTACAAGGAATACTAAGTCACCTTCCTTAGGTATTAATGCATACTTGCTCATTTGCGCCTCTAAGAACATCATTTCCGTCTTAGAAGTCCTAATCCAGACTCCATGGGAGTATTCCTTAATCTGTTTATCCCACTGAAACTCTGAACCTAATGTTATCGCTGGCATGTACCATTTCTTCTCTATGTGTCCGAAACGATCATCCACTCCAACATTTCTATTCCAAACTTTGTATTGTACTTTAGGTAAGTGATTGTATGCTTCCAGATGATACTTAACGATCATCTCTTGTTCTACAGTACATGGAGTTAATTCAAGTGATCCGCAAGTTATAGCAGTATCTGCGGCAACAGGTTGTGTTGTAAAAGTATTACACCCCATAGTTAATTGTTTTTAGGTAAAAATCCTCTATTCCAATTTGGATAATTTCCAATATCTTCTTTAAGTATTCTCATACATTTATTTAATTCTAAGTTATGTACTACAATTTTACCAAATGCAGGATTATTTGATCCCATCATAGCCTTTGAATGATCTGGTCTCTTTCTTCCTGTATTAGTATCTGCTTGCCTCTTCTTAGATTCTTCTGACCTCTTCATCCCTGTCCTAACCTTAGACCAGTGTTTCTTTGTATCCTCAGTGTGAGTTTTGTTTTTGAAAGGATTTATTCTACCCGAAGCTGTTGAGTAATAATGGTCATCTCCTATCGAAAACCCTACACCACCCATGCCAATATTATAGTTAGTTTTAGATTCTACAAACTCTCCATTCACAATTAACTCCTCTAGTTCCATAGCATCCGACCTAGATTCGCAATACTTTAATACATCTCTAGTGAAATTAGTCTCACCATATTTCTTAATAGCGTCAATAATTCCATACCCAGAACCTAAATAACCATCATTCTCGTTCAAGGTTGAATGTACTCCTATGTAGTACCTCCCTATTATATTGTTTGTCGTTCTGTACAGTATGTGAATCATCTTGTTTTGTTTGTAACTAACTGGTCTACTAATAGTTATCATTATAATAACCGTAGTGGTCTCCTTGTGATTTGAGTTCCTCCAACATCTTTTCTTCTAACACATCTGCTTCCTGGATTAAAGTATCTCCATTAAGTTGGAATTGTCCCATACCTCCTTGGAATTTAGATCTCACTTCTCCTACTTTTCTCTTAGCATAAGCTAATGCTAAATTTTGAGTGTAGTATAATGGAAATCCTGTAATAGCCTCCTCGTACTCAACAACTGGAGTCCCTACAGTTTCATTTGAATCTGGCAGATAAAATTTATTCCCTAAACTATGATCTAGAGCCAGAGTAATAGTAAGAGCATTTACTCTCACTGCTAAATTAGAATAGAACGCTACATAGTCTCTATTTTGATCCTGCTCCCATGCAAACTTAACATCATGTCTTAAAGACAGACCTGCTTGTAGATTCTGGTTCACCATTTGGAAATCTAGGAAGTTATCAAAACTCCCATGGAATTGCATTAGTGATGATTGGTTACCCATATTTTCTGCTCGGATTCCTAATCCCATAGCTGCAAATCCAAATTCATCAGACACCATACCATTATAAAGAACATCCCCATGCACTGACTGTGTAGGGGATATCCTCAAATAACATTGCACATCTTGTCTCGGCACAGCTGCTGGGACTGCATCTCCTGCCTTCCAATTAGCAGGGTAAAATATCCCTGTCGCTGCTACTATTCCATTTCTGCCTCCAGTAGTTATTGGAACTGTCTTCTCTAATTGCTTAGGTCTGTATTTTGAGACTAAGTTTAATGCATCTAATACAAACATTTCTACATCTGCTTCACTAATTTCACCAACACATTGTTGAGGGTATCCTAGATAAGCTAGGATCGTGTCTCTCAACTGAGTCATATTCTTAGATAACTTTTTTGCATTAGATGCGTGAAATTCTGTGGCTACAGACATATGATGTGGGTATTAAACGATTTCTGTAATTCTTTCTTTAGCTGCTTCTACAACAGTAACTCTTTCTTCTTTGATAATGAAGTCAACTATATCTGCTTCAACAGTCATCTCTTGGATAGCTTTGATTGCATCTATAGCTTTTAGCTCTACTGATCTCTTTGGAGTCTCTGTTGCAGCAGCAGGAGTTTCAACAACTTCTACTTTATCAACTTCTTCTACTTTATCAGCAGCAGGAGTTTCAACAACTTCTACTTTTTCAACTTCTTCTACTTTATCAACTTCTTCTACTTTATCAACTTCTTCTACTTTATCAGCAGCAGGAGTTTCAACTTTGTCTTCAACAACCTCTTTTACAACAGGAGTCTTAACAACCTCTTTTACAACAGGAGTCTCAACAACCTCTTTTACAACCTCTTTTTTAGTTGCTTCCTTCTCAGCCTCGATAGGATCAATGAATGCAAATCCTCTAGTTACCGATTTCATGTAATTATACTGTTCATCAGTAAGGAACATTTCTCTCTGTTGCTGTGATGCTAACGTAACTGACAATCGCATGGCTGCATTTTTAATTGTTGTCAATGACGGACTTAGGTTTCTAACCAAATATTTTTTTAATGCCATAATACTTAAGATTAATTAATTTGTGTTTAACAAAAAAAGGATCAGGATAGTTCCTGATCCCTTTTGATTATTTATTGCAATACTCTTTTTTAGAATATGTTAGTTGCCACACCATGAGCGTAGTAACGTGGGTTCACAACTTTACGACCTGCTTGAGTGAATAAACCTCTAGTGATCGAGAATACATTTGCAGTATCTGATACAGGAGGAGTAACCATCAATGGCATATAAGGAGCGAATACATATCCTGTGTGGAATGCAGATGCACCTTTGTTACCCATGATCCATTCGTTCGTGTCAAAATCAGGATGCTTGATGATCAATAATCCATTAACACTACCTAATACATGAGGTCCTGCAGTTTCACTGTTCGGAGTGATAGCAGATTTGAACTCAGGTAATACAGTCAACACTGTACAGATGTTTGATCCACCGATAACGAAGTTACCACGAACCATTCTCGTTGCATCATTGATGTCTTGAGATTGTTTCTGTAAAACAGTTAAGAAAGTTCTAAAGTGATCTAACTCAGAAACACCACTAACAGTACCATCCCATGTAGAGAATCCAGCACCTTCTGCAGACAATGCAGCTTGCTTCATGTCATCAATGATTAATCTGTCAATCTCAGCCTTGATCAAAGATCCATTAGCTTTAATTAACTCATCATTCATGTTTCTGTTAAACTGCTTTCTCAATTCGTACTCAGCATCTAAGCTATAAGTAGAAGTAAGTTTGTGTTGCTTAGCCTCTACGCTAGTAGAAGTAAAGTTAATACGAGTTCTACCTATTTCACTAGGTAATGATTCGAAATTAATTCTACCAATGGCAGTTACCGTTTTACCTGTTGCTGGTGCAGTATTAAACTCTGCTGTCCATGCTCCAGTTGATAAGTTCAATGTTCCTGTTCCTCCTTGGTCACCGATTAATACAGTGTAGTCAGATGGATTTACTCTAAACGTTTCTACCGTATCAGAGATATAGATGAAGTCTAATTGAGCTCCAGTTTTGATAGCATTACCAACAGATCCTGTGAAGGAAGTAATAGCACTATTTGGAGTTTCACCAGCTATCCCATCAATATATTCAGAAGAATACAGTTTCTCTGGACGAGCACCTGTTAATCCTGATAAGGCAGTAGTGTTAGCTCCTACTAATCCTTTTGCTTTTTCATACTCAACTGCCATGAACCAGATTTCTCCAACTTTGTATTGAAGAGGCTGAATCGATGCAATTTGATTTGCGATCAAGTTAGGATATACAGCAGTAATAAGGTCATACCCATGTTGGATGAAAGATCCGATTTGAGTTGTAAGCGTTGCTTCGTTCATTCCTGCATAACGCTCAGATATGTTCTCCATACCTTGTAACGTTGCAGCCCAAACAGTTGGGTCTAATTTTTTCCCTCGTCTTTCAAAGGATTCTTTTAGTGGGATAGAATATTTAGCCCACTTTGTTTCCATTCTTGCAATGTTCTCATTTAGAGTTTGCATGTGTTTATTTGGATCCATAGTTTCTTTAAATAATTAAATTCAATTCAAAATTGTTTTGTACAAGATTAGGAATTAATGTGACTTAGATGTCGTATGCATTAATTCTAGACTCGTCATGTGTTGCCCCATCTCCAGATTCCTTGATGACGTTACCGTCTTTGTCAAGTTTTCTTTCTGTTAATGGAACTTTTTTAGTGGGTTTCTTTCCTGTACCTAACTGGATTTTCTTTAGTGACTCAACCATTACAGTTGCTTCACCTATGGATTTGCCCTCAAACAATGGCATAACTTCCTTGGCATGATCTTCTCCTAATTCTTTCTCTACTAAAGAACTAATTGCAGTATCTGCTTTAGTGTTTTCCATTAAATTTAGTACCTCAATTGATTTACCGTAAAAACCATTTACAGCATGGTACTTTTCTG